ATAAGACAAAGAATAATGAGCCATTTATAGATTATGATGAAATATTAGATGATAATAGTTCACTTAATTTCAAATCATTAATTGGTGATATTTCATCTGTTAAGAATAATAACGATACTAATTTAACGAGAAAAAAGAAGTATTTTAATAAGAATAGTAATCTATAAACTCTCGATTTAAAATGATACAAAAATATTTTTATTTATGAATAAAATAACAAATAAAAATATTAATTTTATATATAGACGATATGATATGTATTAGAGAAGTTTTGGGGATAATTTTATTATTCTCTTCAATTTATATAATTCTATATATAGATCATAGATTACATAAGAAATGTAAATGTAAAGATTGTTATATGTCATCAAATAAAATTTCATTAATAATTCCATTAGTTTTAACAATTATTGGTTTCATAATATATAAAATTGCTAAACCTTATATCATGCCATATATTGTTGATTGTACAATCAACAAACAAGATGTCATAACCGATATGGCAAATTTTTAAGATTCGTTTAAATATTATTTATTATCCATGTACTTATTATATATCGTATATGGATATTGAAATTCCTGGCCAAACACTCAGACTTGAAGAATTTAAACTTGAAACATTAATCACAGATGATGATGGTTATTTTCTTAATCCACGTATTGTTATGATAGCACCATCTGGATCAGGTAAATCATGGATAGTGAGACATATATTATATGCGATGCGTAAAATACCATGTGGAACAATAATGGCTCCAACTGATAAGATGACAAAATTTTATAATGAATTTGTTCCACCAATATATATACATCACGAGTTTAATCCTATTGTTCTCCCTAAAATACTCGCCAGACAAAGAAAGATAATTGAAAAAAATAATACTAGAATCAAACATGGTAAAAAACCTATCGATCCAAGAACTGTTCTAGTTATGGATGATTGTATGGCCGCTAAACATCTTTGGCTTAAAGATCCTAATATGTTAGAAATTATGAATCAGGGAAGACATTCACAACTAACATTTATATTGACGATGCAGTATTGTTTAGGAATACAACCGGAATTAAGGGATCAATTTAATTTTATATTTTTATTAGGTGAAGATAATGCGACGGCACGACGAAAATTATATGATCATTATGCTGGTATTTTCCCTAAATTTGATTTGTTTGAGCAAGTATTTAATCAAGTAACGGAAAATTATGGATGTTTAGTAATAAATAAAAAAATTAAATCTCAAGACTTATCAAAAAAAGTATTTTGGTTTAGAGCTAAAAAAGTACCCAATTTTATGATTGGTAATCACAGTTTCTTAAAATATAATAAAATTCGTTATGATCCAAACTATTTACATAAACAACAATTATTCGATGTTATGACCTATGGAGCAAAAAAAAAATCTAATATTATCGTTAAACTTATTAAATAATCAAATTATTTAAACAAAATTTTTAGATCGACCATCTAATCTTGTATCTAAACGACTTCTTTCTCCAATACCTCTACTCATCATCCAAGGCGATGGCTTACTAAACATAGCATTAAATATATCCTCAATCGGTATCGGCTCATTCTGTTCATCCTTAAATGTTCTCGGAACATATCTATATTCTATTATCGGTTTAGGACAACTTAATAATGTTTTAAGTCTTATAATTTCATAAATGATAATGATAAGTGTTATTATAACAAGTAATATCAATATTTTTCTCGATCTCATTATATATTCCATTATATATTCCATTATATATTTCATTAATATAAAAAATTTGTGTTATCTTATATGATACATTTAATATATCATATAATTAAAACATATAAATAATTCATCATTTTTTCACATTATATTCAATTTTTATATTCAACTTTCGTTTTTCTCTTCGCTTTCTTTCATCTCTCTAATTTTAGCATCTAATTCTTCTTCTAATTTTCTTAATGTGGTTATACTCGAATCTATTTCTTGCTTTTCTGCTGATAATTCTTCCTTTTCTATATCTAAATTACTTTTCATCTCGAGTATTTTATCTTGCTTATGTTTATTCTTTCTTTTCTTTTTTGATTCAACAACTTCTAATGTATTTGTTGATGCTTTCTTTAAAGCTACTGCTTCTAAAGCCTTATTTACCATCTCTTGCTTCCTTATTTCATGAAATTGTTTTGCTTCAGTTTGTTGATTCCAATATGATTTCATTAAATCATTCAATTCTTTATTCATATATTCATTATCTTTAGCCTTCTCAGGATCATCTTCAAATGGACACCATTTTCCAACTTCTCCAACGTAAATATTATGATATGGATCACATTGTTGTAAAAATTTTGCTCTATTATGTGCTTCAGCTTCAGTCGCATAACATCCTCTAATTTTAAAACCACATACTGTTGTTTGTTTATTTTCTTTATATTTATCATCGACAGAACTTGGTTTTAAGAAAGAAACACAAACATATTTTTGATTATTAATAATAGGATCTTCAGTTAAAAAATCAACAGTAGTTGGAGCTAATGTTGTGGTTGTAGTGGTAGTGGTTGTCGTAATTTCCGATTGTATAGTTTCTGACATATGATTAATAATGATTAATAATAATTAAATATAATTCTCTTTTAAATAATATCAATAGTTCATTAATTTATTATCATATAATGTCACATATTATACTTAATATTATGTAATATGGGATCTAATATATTAATTATACTCAGATCTTGAACCTATATTTAAAATTTAAAAATTTGTTTGAATATAAATTAATTTTCAGACTGTTTTAATGTTATTCTGTTCTAATTCAGTAATTTTTTTCTTTAATAGTTCGAATTTTTCTAATATTGTTAAATTTTTCCGTTCAGGAGTAGACCATTGTCGTTTCCCTAATGCAATAAGTGCTTTATGTCTATCGATAATAAATTTACAACCTCGTTTATTATCCTCTGGTTTAAAATAGCAATGATCAGGTAAATCTGCTGGATTTATACCACAATCTGGAGGTAAATTATATTTCTTTTTACCAGCTTTTTTTACTTTTTTTATCTTTTCAAGTTCTAAATATTCATCATTTTTAATTTCTGGAATAAGATTATCTTTTTGTCCTGAAGATTTATCATTATTTTGTTCAACATTTTGATCATTATTTTGTTCAACATTTTGATCATTATTTTGTTCAACATTTTGATCAATATTTTGATCAACATTTTGATCATTATTTTGTTCAACAGTTTGTTCTAAAACATTATTTGATACCGTTTCGGATTGAAATTTTTTTAAATTATCATTAATTACATCTTGTGGATAATGACTAAGCTTAAGAATATCATTATATTCCTCAATCAATTTATGGCGTTGTTCCTCTGTTATTTCATCAACTAATATATTTTTTAATTCTGGATATTGTTGTTTTAATTCAGTAATATGATCTAGTGTCTGTTGTAATTTAAGTTTTAAATTTACTTTTGTGGATTTAGTAGATTTCCAAATATAATGACCATTCCCAACAGTTGGAACACCTTTGATTTCAATACATATAAAATCTCCATGTAATCCATGAGCTTTACCATACCATGATGTTTTAGGTAATTGGTCTAATGTTATACCACAATCTGGTGGTAATTCAGCTGTTCGTTTTCTTCGTTTTTGATTAAAATTTTGTGCTGATTGAGTATCAACATTTCTTAAATTTACTTTACGATTATCAGTACCAATTCTATTAATATGATCAATAGTATGTTGCTGACCTTTTCCATCATGTGACATTTTGTTCATTACTAAATTGTGTAAATATAAATCTTTTTTAATATTTTCATCACCATAATATGTATGTCTTATGTAATTATTTACTGCATAATGCCATGATTTATCTATAACTTTATCTTTATCATCTATATCAATTATAAACATTTTATGTTGTTTAACATATGGGATACAACAAACTACATATTGTTTATCATTATATGACACAATATCATGATTTAGTTCTTTTGTCGTTGTCGTAATAGATTTTGTTTTAATTACAGGTTTGACTATAACTTCCCTATGTGTAATTTTTTTTTTGATGATTCTGTTAATGAAACGTCCTAATGGGTTTTCAGCCATTATTGTTATATAAATATATATAACAATAATCCTTTATATTGATTAAAATTTTCAATTTTTTAAAGTTATAATTCTTTTAATTTGAATATGCTAATCCACCCATGCCTGACATTATTCTTAACACATTATAGTTTGTTGCATAGATTGACATATCAGAATCTTCAGCCAGATATACAGTCTTAAATGTGTTATCACTTGCATAACGACCAAAAGTGAGGTTAAGTGTTGCGTTATCAATACGTGACATATTGCATGTACCTGATGGTTGATGTTCTTCTGGATTAAGAGAAAATGAATACATATTAAGTCCATCAGTTGGTGTATTCGAATGATGTTGATATGGTTGGACATAATTGAAATAATCACCATCTCGCTCAGAAAATCTATCATGACCATTAAGTTGAAGAAGAACTCTATTAACGGGATTACCACTCTTATTAATGTAAATACCATAGTTGTCATGTTGTCTAATAACAATATCATTATTTGCAGCACCATCAGTATACTTAAGATTATCTTGACTAAATGCTGGATTTCTGATAAATGCAATAGTGTCAGATGAGTCATGAGCCGATGTATTGAAAAGAACAAGGCTAACAATTGGCGTCGATATTTCAGAAAGCGTTAAAAGATCTTTTAAAATAGTAATGTTATCAATATCGGGATCTGTAGTAATCGCAATTGGATTAATTCTATCAAATAGTTCTTGGTAATCAGTATCATAAGGAAGAACAGATCCAGCAAGTTCACCACTCTGTCCAGAACTTAAAACTAACTTTCCCTCAATAGTATATTCTGCAAGTGCAAGTACCAACCTCTTGGTCGCTATAACTCGAGTATTATCAATATTCTTAGCATCATAAGCTAGGAAAGTTCTTCCAGATGTATAACGTCCAAGTTGAAGGAACCAATAA